AGAATCAATGATTTCTGGTCGTTTTTCTGCCGATACGGAAGCATTTGCTGATTTCTATGCAAATGAGTATGACCAATGTATAAAAAGAGGTGGTGATAACATATACGGAGTTCCTGTTGTGAATGGTAATGTCAAAGGAATGTCCGATGCTATCAAAAATGCAATGAAAAAAGCACAAGAAAGTGATGGTGATAATTTTAATATATTAGAGGAGATTTATCCGGCAGCATTTGATGCATACTGGTTGGGAGGTGAAATGGCACCTATACCAAATCCTTTATTAAAACCATTGGGTTGGGCATCTACTGTACCTGCACCCGGCACAATTCAAAATATTGGGCCCAATCCAACATCACTTGCAGTTTCTGCAGCTAAAAATAAAGCAGAAGTTGAAGCTTTGAAAATATTAGAGGAAGAACTTAAAAAACAATCGGTTACTATTCCAGGTATACCACCACTTCCACCAATAACGATTCCACTATATGAAACTGCAATGAAAATAATAAATAAGGAAGTAGTTGCACCAGATATCAAAAATAATCCAATAGTTAAAAGTGCAATTGAAATAATTAAAAAATTAAAAGAGGCCAAAAAGAAAAAACCTGCAATTGGTAGTCAAATTAAGAAAGCTATAAAATTTCCATTTCCAAAATTACCAAGTAAAAAGAAATTAATAGAAGAAGCCAAAGAGAAGTTAATAGAACAGGCAGTTGAAGAAATAAAAAAACAAATAATACCACCGATTGAAGAAATGGTATTACAACCATTTGTTATTCCAATAGTGAATGCAATTGAACTTGTAAAGAATAGTATTCCAAAACCAACACCCACTAAGGAAGAGGTTGTAAAGTATGTTAAAGATACCGCAGAGGGATTGATTCCTGAAATAGATTTATCTTTGTATGTTTCTATTCCAAAAATTCCAAATATAAAAGAAATTAAAAAACAAATAGAGGAACAAATACCAACTGAGGAAGAGTTAAGAGATTTGGCAGAACAAATTATATTAGATAGATTACCAAACATACCTAATATATGGTTTATACCACCAACATTTGTTTTCTCTTTTCCAACGAATATATTCATAGACCCATTTATCAATTTGGCTAAGTTTCATTTGATGGGAACATCGGGCAATATGTCCGTATTGGCACAATATACCCCACCAGCTCCACCTGCACCTGCAATATTAAATTGGACTGGATATAAAGTTATTGGATAAATTATTAAATCAAATATTTATTACTAAACATATATAAACAATTATTATGAAATCAGAAATTTTACTAACTTTAATTAAAGAAGTTGTTAAAAACGAAGTTAAGTTACAAGTAAAAGAAGAACTTGTTAAACTAATTAAATCTGGTGCAGTTACATTAAACTCACAAAAGAAAACAACACCATCATTAAAAGAAATGACGGAAGTTAATTCTACACCGGTTAAAAGACAACAACCAATTCAACAATCACAAAGACCTACAAAGGAATTTTCAAAAGACCCAATGATAAATGAGATTTTGAATATGACCCAACCATTTACATCTGAACAAAGGAAAGAAGGTGCTCAGGCAGTTGGAAGTGTACTTGATATGATTAAACCGGAATTAAGAGTTGATGAAAGTGAGTGGGAAACAATGGATTTTAGAGAGGTAAATGTACCATCAAATGTTCCAAATTTTGAATCAACCGGTGATGGATTACAAGATGCAACTATAAAAGCATTGACGAGAAATTACTCAGAATTAGTTAAAAGATTTTAATAAATGGCAATAGAACTTGGTAAAGTTAATGTTACCGACTTAACACAAAATAATTATAAAGTATTAGGAATTGGTGTAAATAGAACATCGGATTCTAATGGTATTTTTGCTGTTAATTATACTACATTGACTCAAGCCAAAGATTCTTTAAAAAATTTAATTCTAACTCATAAGGGTGAAAGAATTATGGAACCAGAATTTGGATGTGATATATGGAAACTAATATTTGAACAAATTGATGGAGAATTGATTGAAAATAAAATTGAAAATGTAATATTAGATGCAGTTTCAATTTGGATGCCTTATATAACGATAAATGAAATAATATTTGATTACGATGATAATGATATTGACAATAATAAAATATTTTTGGACATAAAATTTTCATTAACATCAAATCCAAATTTATCAGACACACTTCAAATAAATGTAAATAATTAATAATGGCCATTAAACCTTTAAATAATATAGGAAATAAAGAATTATCATATGTTGGTAAAGATTTTGCAACACTAAAGCAAAATCTTGTAGATTTTACAAAAACATACTTCCCAAATCAATACGCCGATTTTTCTGAGGCCTCTCCTGGTACGATATTTATTGACCAGGCTGCGGCCATTGGAGATATGTTATCTTTCTATCAAGATGTACAACTGAAAGAATCCATGTTGTCACATGCAACTGAAAGAAAGAACGTTATGTCATTGGCACAACAAATGGGATATAAACCAAAAGTTATATCACCGGCAGTTACAGAATTAACCGTATATCAATTATTACCTGGAACAGGAATTGGTGTAAACAATGGACCAGATGAAAGTTTTTATTTAAGAATTAAAGATGGTATGGAAGTTGAATCAACTACAAATGCATCTATAATATTTAGAACTGTTGATGCAGTTGACTTTTCGTCACCAGAAGGAAGAGAAATGGAAGTTTATGAAAGAGGGCCTGATGGTGTTCCATCTAGATATTTAGTGAGTAAAAAGGTAAAAGCAATATCTGCAGAAGAGATTTCAACGGTTGTTACATTTGGAGATGATACGGATTATCCTACTACAACTCTTTCTGACACTAATATAATACAAATCACATCAGTAACATCCGATGGGGGTAATACTAAGTGGTATGAAGTTCCGTATTTAGCACAAGAAAGTGTTTTTATAGAAAAACCAAATACGGAATCAAATAGTGGAAATTTGAGTGAATCATCTTCGGTGGTTCCATATATTTTGGAAATTAAAAAAGTTCCATATAGATTTAGTGTAAAAGTAAATTCCGACAACACAATGGATTTACAATTTGGAAGTGGTGATGTTAGATTGGATGATGGAATTATTTTACCAAATCCAAAAAATGTTGGATTAGGATTGGCAAATTCGGTTAATAGATTAAATCAGGGAATAGACCCGTCTAATTTTTTAAAAACAAATACATTTGGAATTGCACCTATCAACACATCATTAACTATAAAATATTTAGTAGGTGGTGGCGTTAATTCAAATATAAATCAAAAAGATTTAACAAGAATTAGATTAATAGAATTTGAAGACGATTTATTATCCATTCCGGATGATAAATTAAATGCATATAATGATATAAAATCATCCGTAGCAGTTGAAAACTTAGAAGCTGCAACGGGTGGTAGAGATTCGGAATCAATTGAAGAAATAAGACAAAATGCATTAGCTACATTTGGTTCACAAAATAGAGCGGTAACAAGACAAGACTACATCGTAAGAGCAATGTCGATGCCAGAAAGATATGGTAGTGTTGCAAAAGTATATGTAAGTCCGGATGGTGAAGTAGACAATAATAGTCCTTCATCAATTCTTGCAAATCCTAAAAATATTACGGAATTTGCAAATTTAGTAGAATCTATTAAAGGTTTATCAAAACAAGATATTCAAAAAGAATTAGTTAAATATCTTACTCAAAAGAAAACATCTATTGGTGAAGTAAACAATCCATTTGCAATTAATATGTATGTATTGGGATATGATAATAATAAAAAATTAACTAATTTAAATCAAGCGGTTAAAGAAAATCTTAAAACTTATTTAGGTGAGTATAGAATGTTAACCGATGGTGTGAATATTATAAATGGATTTATAGTAAACATTGGAGTAGATTTTGAAATTATAACTCATTCAAATTATAATAAAAGAGAAGTTCTTACAAATTGTTTGTCAGAAATTCAAAGATATTTTGAAATTGACAACTGGACATTTAATAAACCAATCAACATTTCAGAAATAGAATTAATATTGGCAAATGTAGAAGGTGTTATGAGTGTTCCATCGGTAAAAATTTCAAATTTATGTGGTGGAGACGGAAATTATTCAACAAATAGATATAATATAGAAGATGCAACTAAAGGTAAGATTGTATATCCATCTTTAGACCCATGTGTATTCGAAGTAAAATATCCTAACAAAGACATAAAAGGGAGGGCTTTATAATGCATAAATTTTTTACATCGTCATTTGACGCGAGTATATATCTTCAACAACCTGAACAAAATACAGGTAGAGATGAGATATTAGAAGTAGGTAAACTTTATTATGGTTCTTCAAAAGATATAGCGAGAACTTTAATCAAATTTGATACAGGTTCAATTAAGTCAGAAATAACATCAATAGGAACGGGTAGTTGGCAAGCATATTTAGTATTACGTTCTGCCAATTCAGAAGAAATTCCATTGGAGTATTCAATTTATGCAAACGCGGTTTCTCAAAGTTGGACAATGGGTACGGGAACAAAATTTGACAATATAACATCAGACGGAATTAGTTGGAAATATAGAGATGGGATAAATACATGGCAAGATAATGTAACGGCGGGTACTGCAGTATTTACAACAGGAACAACGGGTTCAGCAAATGCCGAAGGTGGAACGTGGTTTATTACAGGTTCAGCAACACAATCTTTTAGTAATGAGCCGGATGATATTAGAATGAATGTGACCAATATAATGCACCAATGGATTAGTGGTTCTTTGAAGAATAATGGGTTTATAGTTAGACATAGTATTGATGTAGAAAACAACGATTTAGATTATGGTTTATTAAAATTCTTTTCAAAAGAAACAAATACAATATACGAACCCAAATTGGAGTTAGTTTGGGATGATAGTACATTTATAACTGGAAGTTTATTACCTGTAACGGGTTCTGCGGAAGATGGATATAAGGTTGTAATTACAAATCTTAAAAAAGAATATTTTGCAAATACAAAAGTAAAAATAAGAATAAAAGGAAGAGATATGTATCCTTTAAAATCTTTTGGAACAACATTTGCATATGACCAAAGTAAATATATTACAAATATATTTTATCAAATCGAAGATTATAAAACCGGTGAAATTATATTTCCATTTGGAGAATATACAAAAGTTAGTTGTGATTCAACATCTAATTATTTTATAATGGATTTAAACACATTACCAATTAATAGAATGTATTTATTAAAATTAAAAATAATTGAAGGTAATATATCCACTATTATAGATGAAAAATTAATATTTGAAATAGTTTAAATAAATGACCAATTTAGAGGCAATATCAATAAAACTACAAGAGGAGAAAGATAAACAAATAGAGTCAATTTTAAGTGTATCGGGTTCAGCTGCAATTAACAGAAACGAATATGGTGTTAATGTTGTAGATAATACAAACATAGCATCATCATTGGTATTTAAAGGTTTAACAAAAGATAAATACGATAATGAGGAATTGATAAAAGCGGTAGATATTGAAGTTAAAGAATTATTACCAAACATACCAAATACAAATTTAGATTTAGTACCAAGACCCGTATATAACGAAAAAGTTGCAGAAAATGAAGATTTAAGAAAGGTAGTTACAAAATTAAATGGAGATATAGTAGTTCTTAATTCCAGAATATCTACATTAGAATCACAAGTTCAAACTGAAATAAATAATAGATTAAGTATTGAACAAACTAATGATTTATTAGTTAATCAAATTGAAACTTTAAATGCAACGATTGAGGATTTTGCTAGTCAAATTTCTACATCATTACAAAAGTCAGTTGATGAAAGTATTTTGAGAGCATCTTTACAATCACAAAAGACAGGATTCAAAGCACAGATTGAAGCATTGATTCAACAAATAAATTCTCTAAATGCAATTATTGAAGGTTTACAAGCTCAATTAGGTGCAGTAAGACAGCAAAAAGATTTAGAAACAACCACACAATCACAAGGTGGTACTATTATTAATAAAATAGTAAGTACAAACTTTACAGCAAAAGGTTCAGCAAATGACCCAGTAATGTCTTATAAAATTAAGAATGCAAGAGATGATGCAAAAGAATGGGTTAATGGTAAGAATTTAAAAATAACCAATAATGATTTGGAACCGGTAACTATTAAAATAAGTGCAACATGGGATAGAAACCAAAGATGGTTTTCAATTCCTAAGACTGATTTTAAAATAACTGCAGGGTCAACCGAAGAGATTGATTTTGTGGCCACACCACAAAATGTAAGTTATGGTAAAAGAGATAGTACAACTTTTTATAAAGCCGCACTTAATATAACTGTACAAAGAGCGGATGGTACGTCTGAAACAAAATCGTTTACAACTGCATTGAAGGTTGCACATCCTAAATCTTATGGTGGTTTTTAAATTTAAATAGATTATGAGTATTACAAAATATACAAACATTGATTCAATCAATAATAATTCAACAAACGAAGGAAAGTTTATTGATGATAAAGACTTATTTATACTATCTAAAAATGAAATAGAAAAATCAGATTTTGGTAATAGTAAATATGATGTTATGGAAGTATCGGTTTATGATATTAATAATAATCTATTACCACATAAATCAGGAAATAATGTTGCATACATTAAAAAGGGTGATATTCAAAGTTATCTTTACAACATTACAAATAAACAGGGTCAAAAAGAACTTGCAATCAATATTGAAAAATTATTAAATGATTTGGGATTTACAAATGGTATTCTTAAAGTTAATATAAATTTTGTAAAACAAAAAGTAGGTAGTGAAAATGAATTAACAAGAGTTTGGATACAAGAAGTTTCACCATCTAGAAATGAAATAAGAATTTTACCTTTAAAAACTAAAGATTCTAATATCAATTCAATAACTACTACACAATTTAAAAATCTTAAAAGTTTAAATAAAGATTTTTTATATTATAAAACTTCTATATTAGATTCTTTAAATGCATATGAAAATTCTTTTTTAAATAAAATAGATTCATACTTAGAAACTAAATTTGGTAAAGATTTTTTTGCAATTTTAAGAAAAGACTTTGGATTAACTAAATTTGATACTTTTAGAACAAAAATATTTGAAGATTTTAAATTATCCGTGCAATATTATTTAACTAACAAATATTATAATGTTGGTGAATCTACTTTTGGAAAACAATCTGAAACTAGATTTGATGATTTTGAAGTTTATGATTATAATGTGATGTTGTCTGAAATTCAAAAGATTTTAAATAATTGTATTGATAACAATTCCAAAGTATTGAAAAGAAGAAGTGTTGAAACAAAACAATTACCAAAAGAATTTGCAATAACTGAATTGCAAAAACAAGTACAAAATAATTTAGAATCGTTTTCAACATTTACAGAAACTAAAGTAAATGTTTATTCACCGACGGGAGAAGTTACGGTATTTGATGATTCTAATTTGGGAATAAAATATCCGGCAAAAGGTACATTACTTTCAACATTGTGTAAAGGATATGACCAATATGGAAAATATGCAGATGGTAGTGGTGGTTCATATGAATCATTAATTACATCAAATTCACCAACATGTGGATATGTAATACCCACAGGAGGAGGAACCGGCGGTGGAAATAGTGGTGGTGGAGGAGGTGGAGGATTCGGTGGTGGCAATAGTGGAGGAAGATATATAGGTGGTGACCCAAATGATGGTAGAGAACGAATGGATGGTGGAGCGGGTAGAGCAGAAAATTTTAGATAATAAAATATTTATAAAAAAACAATAAATGGCCAAAAATACAGAAGATTTAGAATTACAATATGGTGGTGATGGTGCGGGTGGTAATATTTTTTTTAACCCAATAGAACCCACTCCAATAGAAATTGTACCAATTGCAATTGTACCGGGCCAGACATTACAACCCGTTGAACCCAATGAACCGGTTAATGCGGATTATTTTGTTAATTACGAAATCATATTTGCATCTAATTTTCAAAATGAAGTTGGTGATTTATTAAAATTAAAATATGAAATAGTTTCTGGTGATAATATATTATCCACCGATACTATAACTTTAGCGGATAATAATACGGATGGTAAACAAACATTAAAATCTAATCTTACAAATTCAACTTTAAGAATCTATGTAGAAGGAACACTTCCTAACAATTATAAAATTTTAAAAATATTTTATGCAAATAGACAAGTTGCAGAAAAAAATTCAAAAGATGTTTCGAAGTGGACAGTTGGTGATAAATTTATATCAATACCCGCTACTGAGTTATTAACAGGTGGATTCGCTGTGTCGGTTATAATGGAAAAAACTATACTAGCCGCACAACCAATCGTATCTATTACAAGTACAAAATACGACTATAATGTAAAAGACTCGGATTTAGATACAATAGTTAATATACCATTCAATTCATCTAATACTGATTTTGTTGATTTTTATTTAAATACGGATAATAAAATAAGAGTTCCTGCAACTAAGGGATTTATTGATTTATCATTTAAAAAAGATTTTGCAGGAGTATATGGTAGTAAAAAACTAATTATAGTTCCATATAGTGATGTGTATGGTACAGGAAATAAAACGGATATCATTGTTAATTTTAATAGTGTAAATGATTTTCCATCAATTACTCAAATTATATTTCCTGATAATATAGATGTTCCTTCATTTTCAGATTTTAATTTAGAATATGATGTAGAATGGAATTCATTCGCAGCTTCCTCAGTTGATATCGACTTAATTACAAAGGACAAAAGTAGAATTCAATTATTTAAATCATTACCTGCAAATGGTAAAATTAAAATAAATTTAAAAGATTTAACTGACAAATTTCCAACATGGTCTGGGAGTGATAATGTAACCGTTATCTTAAAACCATATAATAGAACCGGTGCAGTTGAATTAGTTGGCAATGAATACGAAATAAAAACATCATTGTTATTATCAAGTATAAGATTGGATGAAGATATACTTAAAAAGACTTTATTTGATGCATTTGTTGCTAACTTAAAATTCACAGAACCAGAAAAGGAAAGTAAGTATTTAACACACCTTGCAAACTTTGGTAACGATGAACAAATAATAGTTTCATCATGGGAAGAAGATAACTTTACATTATCCGATAAAGGAGAAGATAATTTAGGAAATACAATTGTTACTAAAGAAGTTGAGTCTTTGATATTGAAATTATATTCACCTTTACCTGCAAATGTAACGGAAAATTCGACTCTTTGGATTACTAAATTATTAACCAACCCATTAATTGAAACAGTTGTTTTATCTCAACAAAATGAAATAAATTGTCCACCAATCAAAGGCCCAAATTTTAGTGTAGATGTTGATTTTGTTATGGGTAAATCAACAGGTTATGAATCTTTAGATGATTTAATACTTAGTGCTTCCGTATCATCTTCTTCTAATTTGATAGGAGAATATTTAAGTTCTTCATTGGTTAATACGGATGATTTAAACATACAATATGTAAATAATTCCGAATATATTTGGGATAATTTTGTACATTTTAGTTCCGCAAAAGAAAGAGTAGAAAATTTTATATACAAAGTTCAATTAATAGAAGTATATGAAACCGCCATTCAAAATGCACAAACTGCATCTTGGTCTGGAACATTACAATCAACACAAGAAATTGAAAGACAAACTCTAAAGAAAAATCAAATAGTAAATGGGTTTGATGGTTTTGAAAAATTCTTATACACTAAATCAGAATATACATTAGCAACAAGTAGTTCTATAACTTGGCCATATAGTGGTAATTTTAGATTATTATCTACCGATACTGGTAGTGTACTTCCTTGGTATAACAATATTATAGAACTTGCTGAATCATTTGATGTTAATAATTCAAACTATGTATTAAATAATATACCACAATATATTGTAAATAATACAGAAAATCAAAGTTTATTGTTATTTTTTACAATGATAGGCCAACACTTTGACAACATTTATTATTACACAAAATCAATTGAAAAAAGTAGAGAATTTGGTTATAAATCAACAAACGGAATATCGGATAAGTTATTGTTTGATGTATTAAAATCATTTAATTGGGATGCCAAAAACTTAGCTGCTGATTCACAACTTTGGAATTATGTATTTGGTATGGATTCCAATGGAAATATAAAAGAAACAAATCCTGGAAGACAAAGAACATACGAAGTTTGGAGAAGAATTGTAAATAACTTACCTTACTTATTAAAACACAAAGGAACAAGACGTGGTGTTTATGCAATAATGTCATGTTATGGTATTCCATCATCAAATCTTTCAATTTTAGAATTTGGTGGGCCCGAAGTGACAACTACAAGTAAAAGTAAATTTGAATTTGATAATATAACTACTGCACTTAAGTTTTACGGACAAAATTCTGGAAGTATTAAATTGGAATGGAAAAATACCGAAAGAAATAGAAAACCAGATACAATAGAATGTTTTGTGAAACCGGCATATGGTGGTAATTTTAATATCATATCTGGTAGTGGATGGGGAGTAAATCTTATTGGTTCAACGGATTCTAAATATGGTAAAGTTGAATTTAATTACTCTGGTTCAATTTCAATGTCTACATCTTTATTACCAATATTCAATGATAGTTTCTTTGGTATTGAAGTTAGTAGAAATAGTGGAAGTGTATCTTCTAGTTTTGAATTAAATGTAAGACAATCTGAAAAAGAAAGAACTATATTCCAAGAATCGGTTTCTGCAAGCATTTTAAATGTTAGTGCAAGTTGGGATGGTGGAAATTACATTTATATTGCAAGTGGTAGTTCCGGATTTACTGGTTCTTTGGATGAATTCCGTTTATGGAGTACACCTTTGGATAAAGAAAGATTTTACGAACACGTTTCTTTTCCTGAAATGATAAATGGTAACCACACATCATCTTCTACTGATGATTTATTCTTTAGATTGGATTTTGAATATCCAAAAAACTTAGCAGTATCTTCTTCATTATTAAATGTAGATGCGAATATTTATTTTTCATCTTCTTTACATAGAAATGATTTAGAAAGTGGGTCTATAACGAATGGAACATTAATATTTTCAGAAAACCCATCTGCATCATATTCCGCATCTGCAATTGGATTCCCATCGATTACATCATATCCATATCAATTTGAAGCAATAGATAGAACGGTTGTATTAGAAATACCAGATGCCGGTTCGACACGATATTCTACAA